CCCTGGCTGTACCGCAAGAAGCAGTTGGGACTGATCGAGGATGTGGACACCCCGGCCCTGCTGGTGGGTCGGGGTGTCCATTGCCGCATCCTCGAGGGCCGCGACGCCTACGAGTCGCAGTTCGCCCTGGGCGGCCCCATCAACAAGATCACCGGCAGGCCCTACGGCAAGGACACCAACGCCTTCCGCGACTGGTGCAAGGTGCAAGGCAAGCCGGGCATCCACCACGACGACCTGGCGCTGATCGAGAACATGGCCAGCGGCGTCGCCATGAATGATGAAGCCGTGGACCTGCTGCTCTACGGCCGATCCGAGGGCGTCGTCCGCGCCGACTACTGCGGCACGCCGTGCCAGATTCGCATCGACTGGACGCATCCGCACCGGGGGATCGTCGACCTCAAGAGCACCGCCGATCTGACCTGGTTCGAGAACGAGGCCAGGCGACGGCGCTATGCCAACCAGGTCGCCTTCTACCAAGCCGTTCTTGGCCAGGCGATCGGCGAACTAGTCCCATCCTACATCATCGCCATCGAGAAGGTTGAGCCTTATCGCTGCGGCACCTGGCGGCTCAGCGACAACACGCTGGCCATCGCGCGGCAGGAGAACGAGGCGGCCATCCGGCGGCTTCGCCACGCCTGGGAGACAGACGAGTTCCCCACCGGCTACGAGGGCATTCGCATGCTGGACATCTCGTAGCACATCCCGCGCCTGGGCGTGTGCGGCGTGCCGTGCGGCAGGGATGCCATCACGGAGGAACACGGCCGACTTCCACCACCGCCCGGGCGCTTCTCGGCAGGGCCGGGCTGATCGGGGCTCATAACCCCGATGACGCGGGTTCGACTCCCGCACCTGCCAATCGCTGGCCAGCGAATCGGAACGTCAACGGACAACCCAAACACCAGGAGCAATGACATGCACCGAAACTTTCGCAGATGCGGCCCTTCAACCTCGGCCATGGCCGGCCGGCACGTGAGGGCCTGCGGCTGTGCCCAGCGGCATCGCGACCTGTGCCTTGGGGCCGTCCGACGCCAGCCTGGCCTGACCGCCCGCGAGATCGAGGCTCGGATCGGCATCAAGGCCCACAAACGGCTGCCGGAGCTGCGGGCCGACGGCCTCATCCACAACGGCTCGATCCGCACCTGCCGCGTGAGCGGGCGGATGGCCATGACCTGGCAGCCAGACAGCTTCATCAACACGGGAGACCACGCATGACGATGATGCAACACATTCACACCGGCAGGCGGCATTCGCCGCCCCGACTGCTGATCTACGGGACCGAGGGGATCGGCAAGTCCACCACGGCCTCGCAGGCACCCAATCCCATCTTCGTCCCGACCGAGGACGGCCTCGACCAGATCGACTGCGCCAGCTTCCCGCTGGCGGGCAAGCTGGCCGACGTCGAGTCGGCGCTCAAGTCGCTGATCAACGAGAAGCATGACTTCGAGACGGTCGTGATCGACTCGGTCGACTGGCTCGAACGTCTGGTTTGGGACGTGCTCTGCGAGCAGTACGGCGTCTCGAGCATCGAGAAGGTCGACGGCGGCTACGCCAAGGGCTACACGCACGCCCTGACGCACTGGCGGAAGGTGCTGGCCGATCTGAACACCCTCCGCAACCAGCGCGGCATGTGCGTGATCCTGCTGGCGCACGCCAAGGTCGAGAAGTTCGAGGACCCCGAGGCAAGCGCCTACGACCGTTACTCGCCGCGCCTGCACAAGCATGTGACGGCGCTGATCACCGAGTGGGCCGACGCGGTGCTGTTCGCCACGCGGAAGATCATCACCAAGACCGAAGAGACCGGCTTCAACCGCGAGCGGACCATCGCGGCCGGGCTGGGCAAGGACGGCGGGGAGCGCATCCTCCGCTGCGTCGGCAGCCCCGCCTGCGTCGCCAAGAACCGCTTCGACCTGCCCGCCGAGCTTCCCCTCTCGTGGCCCGCTCTCATGCAGGCCCTGACCAACGACCCGCAGCCCGCCGCCAGGCCGAACCTGCGCCTGGTCGGCGGCGACCAGACCACCAACAGCAAGGAGAACTGATCCATGGCAAACCTGAACGGATTCGACGCATCGCAAGTGGAACCGAGCGCTTCCTTCGACCCGATCCCCGCCGGCAAGTACCTCGCGGCCATCACCGAGTCGGAGATGAAAGCTACGAAAACCGGCGCGGGCAGCTACCTCCAGATGACCTTCACGGTCCTGGACGGCGAGTACAAGAACCGCATGTTGTGGGCGCGGCTGAACCTCAACAACCCCAACGCCACGGCGGTCAAGATCGCCCGTAGCGAGCTGTCGGCCCTCTGCCGGGCCATCGGCGTGCTCCAGCCTCGCGACTCGGTGGAGCTGCACAACATCCCGCTGCTGATCACGGTCAAACTCAAGAAGCGTGAGGACACCGGCGAGCTGACCAACGAGATCAAGGGCTTCGAGTCCAAGGCATCCGCCGCCGGTCAGCCCCAGCAGGCCCCCGTCGCCAGCAACACCCCGCCCTGGAAGCGATAGGAGGCCCGCCATGATTCCCCGGAAACCAGACATGGATGTCGCGGCAGGCCAGCCGATCCCCGGCAGCAAGTACGTTCGTGCGTTCTGTCCCGGTTGTGGCGCGGCCATGCGTGTCTCGAAGGACATCTACAAGGCGGGCTACTACGCCGACTGCTCTGACTGCATGCGCCCATTCCAGCCTGGCCATGGCACGCAGAGCGCCACGGACGAGTACGACGGCGAATGGGATAACGCGGTGCGGGCGTTGGAGGATGCCGCATGATCACGACGCTCCCATACCCGCCGAGCATCAACCACTACTGGCGTCGGGTGGGTCCGCGCACGCTGATCAGCCGGGAGGGCCGGACGTTCCGTCGGAACGTCTGTGCCCTCCTGGGTGGCGGCGGGCCTCCAATCAGAAAACCGCCCGCCGGCGGACGGATCGCCCTGTGCATGGATGCCTTCCCGCCGGATCGGCGCAGACGCGACCTGGACAATCTGATCAAGGCGACGGCCGATGCGCTCCAGCACGCTGGAGTGTACGAGGACGACAGCCTGATCGACCTGCTGCTGGTTCGCAAACGAAACGCGGTCATTGGCGGTCGTCTCGATGTCCAGGTCGTGGCCCTGCCCTTGCGCACGTGCCCGCTGTGCGGCCATGCCATGAATCCGGAGGGCAACTGACCATGGACCATCCCAAGCGAATGCAGGAGCAGTCACCGTTCAACACGCTCTGCCGATTTGTGGAGGCCGCCGGGCATGCGCGTGTTCCCGACGCGGCTGTCATGGAGAGGATGGCCCGCGACGCGCGATTGTTCTATTTCGACGACGATGTGACGAGCACCGACACCACCGAGTTGTCACCCGACGACCTTGAGCAGTTCTACAGCCTGATCCACATGCCATTTCCCGTCATCGCCATGTCCGACGCCCTCGGTACGGTCGTCATGGAAGCCGACGACAAGGATGCCGTCGGGCTGTTCAATCTGCGGTTCCGGTTCATGGAATTGATGGTGGGCGGTCCCACTCCCTGCATGCACTGGGGTCAATTCCACGTTGTGCGGCCCGTTGGCGGGAACTTCCAGTACGCGATCAGGCTCAGCGGAGCTATGTCGCTCGAAGACGGCCAGTACTATGTGCACTCGCCCGAGGCTGTCCGCAACCTTCAAGATTCGATGATGACCACATTTCGCGGATTCAACTTCGGCGTCTTCATCGAGCAGTTGCGCCTCATCAACCTGCCCAGCCACATGATCGTCGAGGAACGGCCCGCGAAGGTACGGCCGCCGCAATCACGACTCATTCCACGGGTCCACGAGCGACCGCGATACACGCTGCTGAAGCCGGGGCTTATCCGGCGGCGGTACTCAGGTTTTGCCGGGGGCACGCACGGTTCGCCGCGCGTCCACGAGCGCCGCCGACACCTCCGGCTGCTCAGTAGCGAGCGGTACATCAACAAGCGAGGGCAGCGGATCGCGGTTTCGGCGTGCTGGGTCGGCCCCACCGAATACTCGGCCGGCAGAAGGACCTATCGGGTGTTGCTGGACCGCTAATTGGCCACGGGAATGAATGCAAGAATGGAGCTTCGACCTTACCAATCCGAGGCGGTCACCGCCGTCTACGACCACCTGCGTCGTCGGGATGATCACCCCTGTGTGGTGATCCCGACGGCCGGGGGCAAGACGCCGGTGATGGCGTCGATCTGCCGCGATGCCGTCCAGCAGTGGAACGGCCGCGTCCTGATCCTGGCCCACGTGAAGGAACTGCTGGAGCAGGCCGTCGAGAAGCTCCACGCCATGGCCCCGGACCTGTGGATGCGGATCGGCGTCTACTCGGCCGGCCTGCGGAGCCGCGACACGGAGCACCCGATCATCGTGGCGGGCATCCAGTCGGTCTACAAGCGTGCGGCGGAGCTCGACGCCTTTGATCTGATCCTTTTGGACGAGGCTCACATGCTGCCGCCCGACGGCGAGGGCATGTACCGCACGTTCCTGGCCGACGCCCAGACCGTCAACCCGCGGGTGCGGCTGATCGGCCTGACAGCCACGCCATACCGCATGACCACCGGCATGATCTGCGGGCCGGAGAACCTGCTGAATCACGTGTGCTATGAGGTGGGCGTCCGCGAGCTGATCGTCCAGGGCTACCTCTGTCCGCTGAAGACCAAGGCGGGCCGGCGAAAGGTGGACACGTCGGGCCTGCACCTGCGTGGCGGCGAATACATCGCCGGCGAGGTCGAGTCCCTGATGGATGATGACTCGCTGGTGCGATCGGCGTGCCGGGAGATCGTCGATTACACGCAGGACCGGCACAGCGTGCTGATCTTCGCCAGCGGTGTGAACCACGCGCAGCACGTCCAGCGTGTGCTCGGCGAGATTGGCCACGAGTGCGGGTTCGTCTGTGGCGAGACGCTGCCCTTCGAGCGGGCCGAGACGCTGCGGCGGTTCCGCGACGGGCAGCTGAAGTACCTGGTCAACGTCAACGTCCTGACCACCGGCTTCGATGCGCCGAACATCGACTGCGTGGCGCTGCTGCGGCCGACGAACTCGCCGGGCCTCTACTACCAGATGGTCGGGCGGGGTTTCCGGCTGCATCCGTCCAAGGACAACTGCCTGGTCCTGGACTTCGGCGGCAACATCCTCCGGCACGGGCCGGTTGATGCCCTGCAGGTCAAGGACCGTGCCAACGGCGGCGGTGAAGCGCCGGCCAAGGAATGTCCGCAGTGCCAGGCGGTGATCCACGCCGCCTACGCCGTCTGCCCGGAGTGCGGATACGAGTTCCCGGCCCGCGAGCGTGAGAAGCACGAGCGCGAGGCCACGACGGCGGGCGTGCTCTCTGGCGAGGTCACCGAGACGGAGCACCCCGTCAGCGAGGTCTATTACGGCGTCCACGTGAAACGCGACGCGCCCCAGGGGCACCCGCGGACCATGCGGATCGACTACCGCGTGGGCTTCAACGACTACCGTAGCGAGTGGGTCTGCTTCGAGCACACCGGCTACGCACGGGGCAAGGCCGAGGCCTGGTGGAAGCTGCGGTCGCACGAGCCGGTCCCCGACACCGTCGAGCAGGCCGTGGAGATCTGCGAGGCCGGCGGCATCGCGCCCACGCTGGCGATCACCGTCCGTTCGGTCACCGGGGAGAAGTACGACCGCATCGTCAACCACCAGATCGGGCCGATTCCGCCGAGGCTGGACGGCGGCGACGAGCACGACGACGGCAATCTACCCGACCCGACGTGGCCGGAAGACGAGGTGCCATTCTGATGGCCGAACCAAGCACACTTCATAGCGCTGCCCGCGCCTACCTGTCGGCGGGTCTCTGCGTCCTGCCAGCCAGGCGCGCCGAGAAGCGCCCGGCTGTGGGCCGGTGGAAGCAGTATCAGACCAGACTGCCCACCGAGGCCGAACTGTCCGCCTGGATGGCGAACAATCCCGACGCCGTCTGCATTCTCTGCGGACAGGCCTCGGGCAACGCGGAGATTCTTGACTTCGACGCGGGCGGTGAGAAGTTCGAGGCCTGGTGCGCGAAGGTCCGCGCCGCCGCCCCTGGTCTGCTCGAGCGGCTGGTCCTATCCCGCACGCAGTCGGACGGCCGGCACGCCGCTTACCGCTACATCGCGGCCGTGTCGGGCAACCTGAAGCTGGCGCAGCGCAAAGTTGGCGACAAGATCGTCACCCTGATTGAGACCCGTGGCGAGGGCGGGCTGTTCCTGAGCGCCCCGACGGCCGGCTACGAGGTGATCCAGGGCGATCTGGCCAACCTGCCCGTGCTGACCGAGGCCGAGCGCGACATTCTCCTCCAGGCGGCGTTGGATCTGAACGAATACATGCCGCCTGTGGTCGATGGTCCGGCGCTGTCGGCAGAGAATCGCGGCCTGTGCGCGGACAGCGCCCACAATGGCGATTGTCGGTCGCACAGCGCCGCTGTGGGCCAGAGAAGCCCATCATCGGCCGCACAGGCCGGTTGTTCTTCGGACAATGCCCACCCCGGTGACTGTTCGCCGCACAATGGCGATGTCGGCCACAGAGCGCCGTCATCGGTCGAACATCCCCATTGTGCAGCAGACAATCCGCACATCGGCGGCTGTTCGTCGAACAATGCCGCGGTGCGGCCCACAGGCCCGCTGTCGGCCGAACAACGCGTCTGTGGGGCCGACAACGCCGACAGGCCCGGCGATGATTTCAACACACGCGGAGATCTGCGGGCTGTGCTCCAGCAGCACGGATGGGCACTCGCCAAGGCCGGCGAAAACGAGTACTGGCGACGTCCGGGCAAGACCTCCGGCTGGTCGGCCACGCTGAAGGACCGCGTCTTCTATGTCTTCACGTCCAACGCAGCGCCCTTCGAGCCCAATCGCGGCTATTCGCCGTTCGCCGTCTACGCTCTCCTGAACGCCGGAGGCGACTTCGAACGTGCAGCCAGTTCTCTGCGGCTGTCAGGCTACGGCGGCGATTCTCTGGCCGACAATGCCCACGGGGCCGACATCTCTGCCATAGCGCAAATGTCCGTCGCACCCGGCGCTTGTCAGTCGGACAATGCCGCTCTCGGCCAGACAACGGCGATGTGCGACGGACAAGCAGCACCTGTGCCGGAGATCGTCGACCCCGGACCCATGCCCGCCGAGATGCTGCGCGTGCCGGGATTCATCAATGAGGTCATGGACTACTGCCTGGCCATCGCCCCGTATCCCAATCAGACCATGGCGTTCGGCGGGGCGCTCGCCCTCCAGGCGTTCCTGGCCGGGCGGAAGGTCCGCGACCCCGGCAACAACCGCACCAACCTCTACCTGCTGGGCCTGGCGCACGCGGGGGCCGGCAAGGACCAGTCCCGCAAGGTCAACTGCGACATCATCCACGCTGTCGGGCTGGGCAACCACCTCGGGCTGTCATTCGCCAGTGGCGAAGGCATCCAGGACGCGCTGTTCCAGACGCCGGCCATGCTGTTCCAGACCGACGAGATCGACGGCATGCTCCAGTCGATCAACAAGGCCAAGGACGCCAGGCATGAAGCCATCATGTCCACGCTGCTGACGATGTACTCTACCGCCAACAGCATCTTCCCCATGCGCCGCAAGGCCGGCAAGGAGTCGCCGGGCGTGATTGACCAGCCGTGTCTGGTGATCTTCGGCACGGCCATCCCGAATCACTACTACCAGGCCCTCAGCGAACGGATGCTCACCAACGGCTTCTTCGCCCGCATGGTCATCCTCGAGGCCGGGCCGCGAGCGCCGGGGCAGGAACCCAGCATCCGCGACCTGCCGCCAAGAGTGCTTGAGACGGCCAAGTGGTGGGCCGACTACCGGCCCGGCACCGGCAATCTGGAGAACTGGCATCCGGTCCCGACAATCGTCGAGCAAAGCGACGAGGCGAAGGGCCTCCTGGTCGAGACACGCCTGGAGGCGGAAGCACAGTACAGCAAGGCCGAGGAGGCAGGCGACGCGGTCGGCACCACGGTCTGGGGCCGGGTCAGCGAGCAAACTCGCAAACTGGCGCTGCTGTACGCCGTCAGCGAGGACCATCAATCTCCGCGCATCGGTCTGGCCGCCGTCGAGTGGGCGTCGCGATTCATCATGCACCAGACTCGGCGGATGCTGTTCATGGCCGCCAGCCACGTGGCGGAGAACCCGTTCCACGCCGAGTGCCTCAAGCTGATGGAAAAGCTCCGCCAGGCCCCGGGCCTGGAGATGCCGCACAGCATGCTGCTCAAGCGGATGAAGACTGACGCCAAGACCTTCGGCATGCTCATCGAAACGATGGTTCAGCAAGGCGACATCCAGGTCGTCACCATTCCCAGGGCTGGCACGTACCTGCGGTCATACCGGCTGGCCGGCGTGGTGAATCGTGAGGGTGAAACCTCGACCGGGGGTGAAAGGTGAGCGGCCGCCAGGGCAGGCAAGACGGGCTTTTGAGGGGTCAGGTTTCCCTCGTTTCACCCACGTTTCACCCCCCGAAGGTGAAACGTGAGACGGCGGAAAAAGGCCTATATATGAGGAAAAACAACAACTCTCTATTCATGTTTCCCCTTTTCACCCCCATCCCCTCGCGCGATGCGCGCCCGCGCGTATACGCGTGTGTGCGCGAGGGGTGGGGTGAAAGGTGAAACGTGGGATTTCGGCAGGTCTCGACGGGCCCACCCAAGCCAAGGAGCATGAAATGATTCGTCTCGTGATCGATGGAACCGAGTTGCCCAGATGGCTGCGAACGTCGTTTGCGGACGACGACGGCCAGGTATTCCTGCCATGCGGGGCCTTCGGCAATGAGCTGACGGCGCTGCTGTGCCTGGCCCACGACGGTGAACCGCTCGTGCGTGACGGCAAGCACGTTTACGCCACGGCCTCCTGGCTGGCCAAAGAGCATTCTTCACTGGCGGACGCCATCAACAAGATCGCCGCCCGCGTGCGTAGGGAGGCTGGCATCGCGAGCAGGCAATCTGGGCAGGATGGGCAATAGGTACTCCGCCGCGAAGGGCTTCCTGACGCCACGGGAACGCATCGGCTTACATGGCACAGTTTTGTTGAGACGCGCCGAATTGTCGGCACAGGCAATCCAAGCACAAGGAGGTGCGGCATGACCGCTACCAAGGACGCGACAATGCAGAAGTTCGCCGTCGAGCTGCGGAAGATCGACGACATCCGCCCGTATGAGCGGAACCCCCGGATCAACGACCAGGCCGTCGACGCCGTCGCGGCCAGCCTCGCCGAGTTCGGCTTCCGCCAGCCGATCGTGGTCGACGCCGACGGTGTCATCATCGCCGGCCACACCCGCTGGAAGGCGGCCAAGAAGCTCGGACTGGCCAAGGTGCCCGTCCACGTCGCCACGGACCTGACGCCCGAGCAGGTTCGGGCATACCGCATCGCGGACAACAAGTCGGGCGAGCTGGCCGAGTGGGACCTCGAGATTCTGCCCATCGAGCTGGCCGAGCTGCGCGAGGGCGGCTTCGACATGGACCTGCTGGCCTTCGATGAGGAGGAACTGGCCAGCCTGCTGAACAAGGGCATGGGCGTCACCGAGGGGCTGACCGACGCCGACGCGGTGCCAGAGCCGCCGGATGATCCAATCACCCAGCCGGGCGACATCTGGGTGCTGGGCGACCACCGGCTGCTCTGCGGCGACAGCGGCAGCGCGGCCGACCTCGATCGGCTGCTGGACGGGGCGACCATCGACCTGGTGAACATGGACCCGCCTTACAACGTGCGCCTGATGTATCGCGTTGCTGCCTAAGTAGTTGCAGCAACACGAGACACCTTGCGTGGCAATGTTTGGAAGCAAACCGTGGCCGTTTGGCCGGCCAT